GATCGGCACGGGAGGTACGGGAGGTGTTGGAGTGGCAACGGTTCTCACTAACGGAAACTCTGGTAACACCGGAGGTGACACGAGCTTCGGTGGCCTTGTTATTGCGAAGGGGGGTACTGGTGGGGGTGCTGGTACTGGTACTTCTGGTTCTAGTGTGACTGGAGGTAATGCTGCAAACTGCACTCCAAGTAGTGGCCCCTATGCTATAACTGGAGCAACAAGTGGTCAAGGTCAATCTGGAAATGGCACTGTTGGTTCTGCTGGATTTAGCGGCCAATTCGGAGCACCAGGCGGTGGTGGCGGTGGTGGTATTAACAGCGGTAACACCAACTCAACGGCAGGAGGTAATGGTGGAGCTGTACTAGCTAACGGATTAACCATCAACGGACCAACCTCCGGAGCATCACCAAACGGAGCAGATAATCAGTCTAACTTCTTATTCTTTAGTAGTACCCTCACTTCAGGCAAGGGTCTTGGAACAGGTGGTGCAGGGGGGTCTGCTGCTACACCTACTGCTGCTGGTAATGGTGGATTATATGGAGCAGGGGGTGGTGGAGGTAGAGCTTCACTTACTGGTACCCCATCAGGAGCAGGGGGTAATGGTGCAAATGGTTTATGTTTAGTAATGGAGATATACTGATGCAGCTAGATAAAAACGAACGTCAGGTAAATAGCACACAGTTGCTACGAGTTGACTTGTTCAACGGTTATAACTTTCAGGATACACCTGGATATGTAGAGTATCATTTATGTGATTATACAGTACATCTTGGTTTTTATTATGACACAGGATTACCTGTACTTGATGATAATGGAGTACAGATGTACACAATTAGCAAAATACCAATACAGGCTGGAACAATAGACCTTACTGAAGATTTAGTTAACCAGTGGGGTGCTGATGACCAGATTGTATTTGATTATGTCATACAACAATTAAACTTGTAACCATGAAAAAACTTATCTACTTAGTTTTCTTACTTGCTGTAGTAGCTTGTAAGAAAGAATCAGAACCTGCTGTTAGCCAACCTCAAACTATTAAAGCTAGTGGTGGGCAAGATACTATGCCTACAGATGGTACAGATGTAGCATATGTAGATCCTAAAGCTGTAGAATTAAATGCAGTAGAAAAAAGAGGAGGTAATGGAAATGGAAATGGTAATACACCTCCTCCTTTACCTGAGTACCAAAAGATAGATATGCCTGCTACTGATTGGAAAGTAACTTGGGATACTTCTTGGTGCGGATGGTTAGTAATGAGATGGGAAAATCAAGTTAGACCTGCTAGTACAGCTGATTTAGAAGTAAGCCCTTACAGGATTGTGGTAACCCCAAGGGACTGCCCATATTCAGCAGACTGCCTTACTAACTTATTCTACATGCGTTATGGTACTAGCTGCATGATGAAGGCTAGTAGTGTTTATGATATGCAGGTAGCATATACCATAAATGATAAAATAAATAGAATACTTTACTATTATTATAGTACGCCTGTTAAAGTTTACACAGGTGTAATGATTTGTCAATAAATAACTATGGCTAAACAAATTAAAAGTGGCTCGTCTAAATACCAGAAAAGGGCTAAAGTTAGACGTCCTGGAGTACACAGTAAGAAGAAAAATAGCACTCTAAAGAGCTCTAAAAACTATCGAAAGAAGTATAGTAGACAGGGTAGGAAATAAAAATGCTATAGGAGAGATACAAAATTTTAGTCTATCTATTGTTTAATAGATTTGACTTAAATTAACTTTGTATCTTGTTTATACGTGTAGTTGTAAAGAAGATAAGACATAAACATGAAAATAGAGGAAACCAAACTTGATTTGTCAGTACTTGACAAGATCACCATTCCTGAAGTGGAAGATTTGACTCACTTTGAAACTAAAGTAGAGTCAGAGCAAAAAGAGGAGCTTGAAGAAGCTGCCTTAGAAGAAGTAGAAGGTATTGATCAATTCAATACTGGGCAAGCACAAGAAGAGGAAGAGGAATCTGAGCCTTCTAGTAGTTCTGAAAATACTGAAGAAGATCAAGACTCTCTCAAAGAGATTGCAAAGTGGGCCCATGACTTGGGCATCTTTGACTATGATGAGAAAGACTTTCAATCTTCTGAAGAGTATTTTAAAGAGAAGTTCTTTGAAAAGGTAAAAAAAGAAGCACTTGAAACTTTACCTGATGAGATTAAGTACTTGGCAGATGGATACATGAAAGGTATTCCTTTGTCAGAACTTATTAACTCAAAAGCTCGTGAAGAGTCTTACGCTAATCTCACAGATGATGAGCTTAAAGAAGATGAAACTTTGCAAGAGGAACTTGTAGGCCAATGGTTGGCTTTACAAGACCACGACCAAGACGAGATTAAAGAAAAGCTTGAGTCTTATAAGGATGGCTTGCTACTTGAAAAAGAAGCTAAAGTTGCACTTAAGAAGCTTAAAAAGTATGAGAGTTCTTACCAACAACAACTTGCTGCTGAGGCACAACAGCAACAGATGCTTGCTCAAAGACAATATGAGCAGCAGATGGATCAGCTTAAGAAAGACATAGAGTCAGCTGAAAGTTTTATCCCTGGTATCCAATTACAGAAGACTGACAAAGAAAGACTGTTTTCTGCAATTACTAGAAGAGACAGGGAAGGTAAGACTGAACTTGAGCGTAAGATGGCTACTAAAGACATGCAATTGGCAGTAGCTCAATTCGTGCTTCAATTAGAGGGTAAACTGGATGCAGTTGAAAGGAAGGCTTACACAAAAGCTGCTCAAAAGACTAAGACTGTAGTTAACAGTTACCCTGATGAAAGTAATAAAAATAAGAAGATTGATATTAGCGTCGTGCGTAAAGCTATAGATCAGTCTAAAAAACAGTATAAATTCTAATCTAATTCTAATTTTAAAATGAGCGCAACACAAAAACTTAATTCTTTGCAGGTAAGTTATGCCAAATCGTGGGCAGGACTTACCACTGAGAACCACCTATACGCCATTTATCAAAATGATGTACAGCTGGCTTCTGACATTGTAACGGAGGTATTCAACCGTATGGGTTACATCGGTCTGGATTCTTTCCTTTCTAAGTATCCTACTAAACTCTTTGACCATGATGGAGAGTACAAGTGGATGCTCAAAGGTGATAGCCGTCGTGCTATTCCAATCGTAGGATTTTCAGCTGGTACTAACACAGCTACTCCTGGTATTGGTAAAACTACCTTTGAAATTACACTTAATGAGAAGTTCTTCGTAGCTTCTGATTATGTTTCTTTTGATGATGTAGACCACGGTGTACGTATTGAGGATGACGGTCGTCCTGATGGTACTAATTGGGTCTTCACTGTACGTCACATGCGTTCAGATTCTGGGTACTTTGTACCTACTGAATTGCTTCGTGCAGGTCGCAAAGTAGCTAAACTGTATAACTCAGTTACTAATACTTTGAATGACCAGTATGGTGAGACTCAGTTCAGCTCAATGTTTGAGATGCGTAACCAGTTCTCTACCTTGTCAAAGAAGTATGTAGTACCTGGTAACATGCAGGATCGTCCTTTACTTATCAAGATGACTGGTTCTGAGGGTAAGTCTGTGACTGTATGGACCAAATGGCAAGAGATGGAGTTCAACTTCCAGTGGCAGAAAGAGAAGGCTAACCAACTTATGTATTCTACTTTAAACCAGAATACTGATGGTACCTTTACTCAGAAGGCTCCTAATGGTTTCCCCATTAAGCAAGGTGCTGGTCTGCGTGAGCAAATCTCTCCGACCTATAAGTTCTACTACAACACCTTGACTTTGGATTACCTGTTGGAAGTTATGACCAACTTGTCTATCAACATTTTACCTGAAGATGAGCGTGAGTTCTTGATTCTTACAGGTGAAAGAGGAATGATTATGTTCCATAAGCTTGTAGAAGATAAGATTGGTATCCTTATTCCTCTTGGTGATACTGAGCGTATCAAAGGCTCAGGTCAGAACAAAGGACTTGGAGGCCAGTACAAGCAATTCATGGGACCACAGGGTATCAAGATTACTGTAGCCCACATGCCTCAGTATGATGATCCAGTATTGCACCGTATGGAAGCACCAGATGGTGGATACACTGAAAACTATCGTATGACTATCTTCAATATTGGTACTACTAATGGTGAGCCTAACATTCAGAAAGTTGCTCCTAAAGGTCGTGCTGAAGTGAAGTGGTATGTACCTGGTTCTACT